CACTCCATAATTGAAACGAATCAATCGACCAATGGTTCCTCCACCTCGTCGATCGGGGCCGCTGATTTGGCCGGCGACGACATCGCAAAGGTTAATAGCGGCACGACGAAAAACAGAAAGATGAACTTCACCGACTGATCTTGAACCGCTATCACTAATTCCAAGATTAGCAAACTGAGCAAGGAAGGCTTGAGATATTTGATTATCGCATTCTTTGATAATGTCGAGCGGGCCTTGTGCATAAAGATTTGGAGCTGCCGCATAAGAATCAAACTTCACTGCACTGTTTTCAACAAGATAAGATTGTTCAGCTGAGAGAAAAGCTTGAGCCTGTAATTCAGCATCATGAACCATTGCATCAATATCTCCATCAGTTAAGCCAAGGGCTTCGGCTTGTGATCGATCAACAATGACTTTAGGAGTAGGAACGGCCCAACGATCCAATCCCACACACATAAGATTTGAAACTCTTTGCTTTGTCTTCCACCACCACCAAACCGGCCGAAGCATTCCGATTCCTTCAAAGTTTGAACCGGTTCGATTCAATGTGAGAAGTAGGAGCTTATGAGATGGAATCGGTTGTGGATTCTTGCCAACACCAACAACGGTTTGCATTACTCCATCAAGATGTTGACCATCTCGACTTAACCATTCATTGTGAGCCGATGGCTCTCTATCTGCATAATAGTCCAGAAAGACTTTTGTTTTCCCATTAGCATCAACACCGACTTTGTAAATCTCTTCAGCATATCGATATCCAATAGTGACATATTCAAAAAGATATCCGAGTTGTTCTTCCCATGCCACAGACATTTGACCCGAGTATCCATCGAAGCCATATGCTTCATTGGCAAATCGTGCGAGCTCTTCAGAGACTGGATCACCTTCAATCCCTGCTTCGAATCTCCATGTTGCAGACAATAATGTTTGTCTTAACATATGCCACGACCGACGAACGACTGGATCCGTCCTCAACATCTCTTCAGCTGCTCGAACCCATGACAAGCCAGTGAGAGAAGTATTCTGTTCATATCCGGATATAGTACCACCGGATAGTTGAGTCCCTGTAATACCGAGCGATTTAAATCGTGGATATTTCGCTCTTAAATGTTTTGGTGCATCGTCGTGTTTATGCATAATACCCTCGTGATGCTAATCACTTTGGGTATATTATCATTTTTATATTATCAATTGTCAATTATCATTTTGATCACTTTCATCAATCAGCGTCTTAACAATCTCAATAAATAGTTTCACGGACTCCTCAAATTCATCATTTGAGAACAATTCACTTGGCTGAATAATCATCTCTCGAGTCAGATCGAGGATTACTTTTTTCTTTGTGTCTTTCATAAATTAATCCTTAAAATAATGTTAATTGAACTTCTTCATCAGGAGGATTTTGAGGAGTCATAGCATGATCATGAGTTGACCAATATTTGATCCGAGCTTGAGCAATATCATAATACTCCTTTTCACGTTCAATCCCTATGATGTCAAATCCTTCCTTTTCTGCGGCGATAGCAGTTGTCCCACTTCCCAAGAACGGTTCCAATATTAATCCATTGGGAGGAGTGATCAGCCTGCAAAGATATCTCATGATTTCAATGGGTTTTACAGTTGGGTGAATGTTCCTTTTCTCTGTTTTTTCTCTTTGAAAAGCATTATCAATTTCTTTTTTTCTACCCTCATTTATTTTTTGAGGTTTGCAATTCAACCCTGCTGATCTTTCACTTGGTGAAGCCTTGGCTGTGTAAAAGAATCTTGACTCGTCTTTTAAGAGGCTTGAGGCTACATCATCCATGATTGTATTACTTGGAAATCTTCCAATACAAGACCTTCCTTTGTTCTCATCTCCTTTAAATTGTCCATAAATATTATTGAGTCTTGCGCTTGCATTACACCTTTCACTCTCTCCAATCCGACACCCATCAATATTAATTCCCCCCACTCCCCACTCAAGAACATTACTCGCAACTGATCCTTTGAATGGTTTTCGAATCAAGAGGGCAGGTTCATATGATGGCTTTAATGCTGTCCCCCATCCTTCCCATTGTTGTGCTTCTTGTGAATTGGCTTCTACTATGTCATAAGTATGTGGGTTATATGTTTTATTATACCCACTATCTTGACCAAGAGCATTTCTCCCTGCTCGTCCTTGACCAACTACTTTCAGCGTCCCATTTTTTTTATCCATTGCTTTACTTAGGTTAAGAGATTTTGGAAAACCCGAGCCATAAAGCCAAGTCACACAATCACGAATCTCAAACCCTGCAATCCGTAAAGACAGACCCATGAGATCTTGCGTTCTTGAGCTTGCAAAGACAAGACCATAGGCTCCCGGCTTTAACACTCTTAAGACTTCTTTCCAGAAGCCGGGAGGAGGGACAAAACCATCCCAAGATTTATTCATGAATCCTTTTGCCTTGGGAAGATACATGTCATCATCAGAACACCACTTCATCATGCAATCCATGAAGGCAGCATATGAAATATTGCTCATGCCATATGGGGGATCTGTCACCAGTGCATCGATTGAATTATCTTGTAAGGTCTTGACCTCCTCAAATGAATCTCCATGAATTATCATTAGAACTCGACTCTCTTTGATGAACCAACTCGAACCTTGCGATTCGGTTTGCTCTTTGGTTGATAGTTGCGAGCAGACTCAGTCCAGTGATGAAAGATACAATCATATCTCAATGCATCAAGTGGATCTTCCCTGCCGTCTTTCTTTGGTTGTTCTTTTTTATCCCATGCATATGAGAGCAATGCCTTTCTGATTGAGTTGCCGCTTGCCCTCTCCCCTTTCTCCCATATCTCTCGAGTGATCAGATACTTCCCTGAGTTAAATGCTCTCTTCAATCTTTGGACACCGTTGAGAACATCGGTTCGAACTGGATCAGTGGTTGACCTCATTGGCAAACCGATTCCACCTTCATCAGGATCTTTTCGAATTACTCTGAATGCTGAGAGTCCTGTGTGATCACTCCTTGCTTTTCCTGCTTTGTCAGCGACACCGGTGTCAAGCCAAATCCTTTCTGATGGTGCTGATGATATCAATGAACGAGGATATGCCACAGCAAGGATCATCAAACTGAGTTGTTCAATGGTAACCTCTTTGGGGTTGAACTCATGAACTATGATCGATGCTTCTCTTTTCTCATCGTATACAATGATCAAGACTGATGGTTTCCTGAATCCCCAGTCAATAGCGATTCGTCCAGTCATTGAAGGATGATATACAAAGTCATCAATGACATGCTTCTCATGATTGAATTCTGAATACACAAGACCGCTTGGAGGTTTTGGTTTATTCATGACCATCGCTTCACGCTCGTCTTCAGGAAGGAGCTTCGTTGCTTCGAACCATTCTGAACTCAAGTTCTCTTCATTGACATATGAGGAGAAGAACAAAGGAAGGCATTCAGCTTGTTCAGCTAACTTGACCCACCAGGCATCGATCACAGGAAGACCAACAAGGATCATGATTGGACTTGGACCACTTCTCAAACGACCGAGTGCTTTGTGTGCAACTTCAGAAGTCAGAGTCTGACATTCATCAATCATGCATACTCCACTTGTGACATTCAAACCCTCAAGTGGATTGTGAGTGGCTTCCCTTGTACCTGGTCGATAGTAGGAGCGACACCAAACGGTTGAGCCGTTCTCGGTATCAGTCCACAATTTATTTGTGTGATTGTAAGTCCATCCAAGAGGAACCAACCATTTCTCAATCTCTGGCATCAATACTGAGTTATACCTTGGAGTCGTGTCTGTCACTATGAGAGATGATGTATTGGGTCGTAACTTTGAAACCAACAACATTGAAAAGACTAAGGCTGAAGTCTTACCACTTCCCCAACCACAACGAGCAGCAACAACACGATCTTGTTTTCCAATCGCTTTGAGGATTTGAGTCTGCAATGGATTGGGGTTGATATCAATCATTGACTACTCCTAATATTCATATTATATTATCATTTCTTGTTGATACATTAAGCACTGGCGATTCTTCACGACTCTGAATCGTCGGTGCTTTCTTGTTTTAAAATATTATCCTTGCTGTAATCATATGACTCTTTTATGGCTTGTATGATCATGTCTTTGTCCGATTTAGTAACATCACAATAATATTCATATTGATATAATTCTCTTGTATTTTCTTCTATTTGCTTATCACTAAATGTCAGTGTGAAAAAACCCTCCTCACCTTGAAACAAATCATAAAGATCACAATGACTTCGTGCAGTAAGTTTATACAAAGAGCTTGAATCCTCATTTACTTTATACAATGCACTTTCTTGACCGACATCATAATATAAATCATATGGATCACCACATGGAGACTCATGAACATCTTTTAATCTTTGCAAGTGCTTTGCCAATCTTGATACTTTCCAGTTTCTAAGAACATCTATATTCAATGGTTTCATGATTCCTCCTTCAAGTCATCAGTGCTTTCTTGTTTTAAAATATTTGCTAGCATTCCATGAACCACGTCGGTTCCTGTTTGCTTTGTCACGCTGACCTCAAGTTCTCTCTTGACTCCCCATCGTTGCGGATAGCGTCTTTCGAGTATCCAAGCTTTTGCCCTCCAGTCAAGACTTTCTCTGATCTCGTCGAGGAGTGTTGCTTCAACATCTGACTCAGTAGCATTCACGAACTCTTTGAATTCAGGTATCTCATCCATCCAACGATAATATGTTGCTCGTCCGATGTTCGCCGCTTGACAAGATGCTTCGATGGTGCATCCCTTTCTCAAGTAAGTACAGATCACCATTGCGACATCATCAGAATATTTGTAAGGCTGAATCTTACGTGTACGCAAGGACTGTGTTTCATTTGTATCATTATTATGACTCATAGCTTCTCGCCTTCCGAATTCAGTCAAGTCTTTTGGATTCATTTTGAATTGTTTCTCCATGGTTGATTGACGAAGGAATTGACTTCACTCGGTGCAGTCTCCCACTTATAATCACTTTGAGCAGAATCTTGAGTCTTGTCCCAAGTCCAAGGATCTAAGACTTCAACTGATTTGACTTCTTGAAGAGATGGAGATGGAGCAGCTTTATATTCAGCTTGATGACTTCGCTCTGGTCGAGTATGAAATTCTACACCACGCATAAGAACAGACCAGTCAGTCCGATTCTCTCCATTGTGAAGATATGATCTTGATTCCATCTCTCCATGAACTGATAACTTACATCCTTTGACAAGAGACTTTGCACAACGTTCAGCGAGTTCACCAAAGGCCACCACCTTAAACCAAGTTGTATTCTCTTGATTGTTATATCTCTTTGTAACTGCAATATTAAGTTTCACCATTGGCTTGCCATTTTGAGTTGTCTTGACTTCGGGATCTCTTCCAAGATTCCCACAGATGTGAATATGATTGTATCCCATTATTGATCCTCAATTCTATTTTTTAAAAAGTCTCGTTGATATGATAGTTCTCTTTTTTGTTCTTCAACTGATCTGATCTGATCTTCAATAAGCTGCACTTGTTCAGAGATTGGAACCTCTCGCTCTTGATGAGTATTGATACCCAACGACATGATCTTTCGAATAGCTTCACTTAATGAGATGTATTCTGTTCTTGCGAACTCTTTGATATATATTGATTGCTCTTGAGTCAATCCGACTGAATATTGTGTTTTCATATGTTCCTCCTTTGTGTTATTATTTCAAATCACATGAACTAAGTCAATAACTAAGTGAGTTATTATGAATAATAAAAATGAGATCCTTGGATTTGTCACACTGATCGACAGTATGGGAGACTGTATTTCGATTGTTAATGCAGCGCGTGTCAGCTTTGGCAAGCGGCAAGAAGGACAATTAACAAAAGATGATAAAAGACTTATCAAGTACCTTTGGAATCATCAGCATACATCACCATTCAGACACGTCACATTCACCTTCCACATTAAAGCCCCAATCTTTGTTTTGAGACAATGGCAAAAGCACCAAGTCGGATCAACTTTTAATGAGATCTCTGGACGGTATGTTAAATTCGATTATGAAATTTATCAGCCGGACGAGTGGAGAGAGTCAATCAAGAATGTGAAACAAGGAAGTGGAGGACTGATGAACAATCAAAAAGATCCTGCTGACTTGTATCGATGGAGTATTCAACATCAGTATTCAGTTTATAATCAATTGATTGATATGGGAGTGTGTCGAGAACAAGCACGGCTTGTATTACCTTTGGCAACATATTCAGAGTGCTATTGGACTTGCAGCCTGCAAGCATTAATCCACTTCTTGAAGTTGAGACTTGCAAAGAATGCACAAGCCGAAATTACTTTTTATGCTGAAGCGATTAAAGCGATTCTTGAAAGAGATGATGATATGAGATTCATCATGGAGGTTTGTCTTGACTAGTGAAATCATGAATCAACTGATCATTGATCATTTAAACTTTATTCAAATGATTGCTCGAAAGATGACAAGGGATTCATTTATCGAAGCCGACGACCTATTTCAAGACACCTGTATCAAGCTGATTGCGAAGCCTGAAAGATATGCACAAAAGGAAGGATCCCACTTCTTGAACTTTGTCAAAGTTGTCATGACTAGAACCCATATGAATATGCTTCGAAGTCATAAGACAAGAATTGAGAAAAACAAATCATACACTCAATACAAATCAATGGCCTCTCGTTCATATGATCTTGATGATGCAAATCTTTTATATGAATCAGTGATCAAACATTTAGAAAGTGAATATGAACTTGATGTCATCAACATGTTGATTCGTGGATTCTTATTTCGTGAGATTGCTGAACGGTACCGGTCTAAAGTTGAGACAATACATGGACGACATCAGAATCTCAGAAGAAGATTAAAAGAGAGACTTACATGAAATGGGTCAAGCACTGGCTGAAACATGCTGAACTTATATCATCGATGTCACCTTGTCCACGCGCTCGAGTTGGAGCGTTCATCATTGATAAGAATAATAATCCAATCAGCGCAGGGTTCAACGGCCCTCCTCGAAAGTCTTCATCAAGTCTTTGCAGTGATGATCATGAATGTGCTCGAGATATTATGAAGATCGAATCAGGCACAAGAACAGAGATCGGTTGTCATCATGCTGAACAGAATGCAATTGCGAACGCTGCTCGAAAGGGTGTTGGGCTTGAAGGAACAACAATGATCATCAGCATTCCTCCTTGCCTTGCATGTGCTAAGTTAATTCATCATGCCGGGATCAAGTCTGTTGGTTGCTCATCGAGTGGATATTCTTTGCATGGTGTCCACTATCTTGAGTCAAATAATATTAAAGTATTTTCATTGACCCCAAACTGAAGTTCTGTTCAGTGGGCTTCTTCGATCTCGACCAGTCATTTCAATCGGTTGTTGGAACATCTCTTGCATTCTCGATAGAGCTGCATAATTTCCTTCGAATAACTTATCTCTGAGTAAAGCCGGATATACATTCGTTGTGAAGATGACAGACATTCGACCCGACTTCCATCGTTCATATATTGAACCAATAAATTCGATCGTTGTGTTCTTGAACCAATCCGAATACTTGTTGACCCCTCCACCAAGTCCTCCGAACTCATCTAATAGAAGAACCTCAACATCATTCAAGAATTGATTTAAGTGAGATTTAGAAGCGTTGTCTGACCAAGAATCTTTCTCTGCTTCGAATGTTCTATAATGATGAGCATACTTTACTCTGAATCCTTGGGAGGTCTTATGCTTTGCAATAATGTATAAGAGACTTGATTTACCATTGCCAGGTCTTCCATGCATTAAGAAAGATGGAGGTTGTGTAACTCGATCCCAAGATATCATTTCATTGAATGCATTCTCTTGAAGTGGACTATCGAATTCATATTCAGAAAGAGCAGCAGTCAAAGCATCATTGGGAAGTTGAGATCTCAATAATAGATTAAGAGACTTCTTCAACTTTCCACAATTACGACATGATATTGCATTGGGGCCATTGCCTTCTCTCACAAATTCATATCCTTCAACACAATGGCAAGGAGGTTCATTTACTGCAATGCATCGATTCATACCTGCTTTTATTAAATCATGTAGATGATATGAATCGGGATTGAAGTTCGACCAGTCTTGATCCTTTGGCATTTCAACTCGATCTCTATTTGGATCTTGAATAAACTCTGTTAATGAATTTAATAAATTCTTTAGCTCTGGACTATCTCCTAATCTATCCATTATGACCTCCAAGTCTTTTTGATCTGTGCAGTTGATCCATACAAATCAAAGTCTTCTCTGATCTCTGCTTTCTTGAACGCTTCAAAGATTCGTCTTTCATTGAATGCATTTGTTTCAATCGTCTTGTGATGATGTGCCCAACGTCTTTCAATCTCAAGTCTTCGATGTACTGCTTTTAAGACATGAAGAGGAACCTTGTCACGATCATCACACACATGAGATAGATTATTGAAGTCTTGACTTGAAGTATATTCTATTGCTTCTTCTTTTGTCACAAATTCAAGATCCTCCTTATTGATATCTATATTGATATCTTTATTGTTTATATTGTTTATATTGATATATGCATCATTCTGAGACAACCCTGTATCATTTTGAGACAACCCTGTATCATTTTGATACACGGTGTTATCATTTTGAGACAACGGTTGTATCATATTGATACTATCGATAGGCTCATTTTGAGACAACGGTTGTATCATTTTGATACTATCGATATTTACTTTGATTGTAGTTTGAAACTTATTGAATGCAGTTCGATCACAATCCACAGTCAACCAACCTGCAGCCTTCAATCTTTTCATTGCTCTTGAAAACGTCGCCCTTGGTATATCAGCATATCGACAAAGATATGTCTGAGTGATTCGTCCAGTCCATGTCGTCCAATCCACATGTTTCAAGATCACCAACATGACAAACTTATCAGCAGGCTTAATGTCTCTTGCCTTCATGATCTGAGCTTGAAGTTCAAATTCGTTCATTGCTTACTCCTTTATATAGCATTCAATCATATTGTATAATATAAGTAATTCTGTCAACAAAATATTTTATTTTCTTTTTTATAAAATATTATTTGACAAAGTAAATATATTATTCTAATACTTGATCATCACAAACGAGGAGCAACAATGAAACTACTTCATACAAGCCCAAATCAAATTACTAAGATTCAAGACTTTTATATTCATAACGAATTTCAGGGAGCCTTGTTCTTCAGTCAAGATCTTTACTTTACGACTGTACAGGGATTTGTCTATTCGATTGATGTCGATGATTCTCAAATCATTACTGCTTGGGATCTTGAATACAATCAAGATATCATTGATGAGATCAAAGATAGATTCGACACATACTTTGATTGCAACATTGATGATGATGAAGCGATGGATTATCTATGCGAAGACTTAACGATTTGGGAATGTGAGCAAGCTCAAGAGAATTGGGAAGCACGGGCTGACTTCTCTTGGTTCTTGCAAGGCATACAAGCCAAAGCAGCTAAGGCACAAGGCGCACTTTGTTTTCAAAGTGAAGATGAGCAAGGAACTGTTTATATTATTAATATGATTAACAAAGAGCATCTTTTGATTGATGTAACTTCAAGCATGTTGGAGCAATAACATGAGCAGATTAAAACGACGAATCAAATCTTCTTTAGCAAGTCAGGGATACACTATGACTCAACTTGCTGAGAATATGAATATCACACAACCAAGGCTCTCAAATTACTTGAGAAGTCAAACAATGAAAATGCATACAGCTTTGAGAATCGCTGACAGTCTTCAAGATATGACTGGCATTCAACTTACTCTTAATGATTTTAGAAAGGATGAAGACCAATGAATAGTATTCCTTTTCAAGTCGGTGATCGTTTTCTTGATCTCAATAATGATGAGATCTTTGAGATTAAACAAATGGAGGAATGCATCATGCATCAATTCAAAGCACCATCTATGAAAGTTTATTCTTATTTCTTACAAGGCAGCCAAGGCAACGAGCACGAACTTGATCACTTTGAACTCATCAACTTGATCATCAATGACACACTTATCGAGGAGCTTTAAATGTTATATGCAATCATCGCAGTTTTAATCATCGCTATTCTTTTCATGTTAGAAGAAAAGGAGCCAATCACAATCAGCAAGTATTCAAGAGTGATCAATCATGATGTCACCTTGGCAATCTTTGAAGCAATGAAGCGCATCGAAGAAAAAGAAGATGAGGACATTCAATATCTTTTGAACCAAGGCAAGATCACAAAAGAATCTATTGAAAGCAATGCTGATAATATTTTATTTGAGCAAGGTGAATTCCCTGCTGAGATTACCTGCCTGGACGGTCGAGACTTTGCGAAGCTCGTCGTTGTATATGAAAACAACGTGAGGGGAGCAACACAAGATCAAGTCCGTTGGTTACTCACCTCAATATATCGATCTTAATCACACTCATAAAAAGGAGCAAACAAATGTTAAATCAAGATACTATTACACTAATTCAAAACCTCAGTAAAAACAACAACGATTTCGATGACAATGTTAAAGCGTTCTTAACGTTCGGCCATCTCTTTGAGAATAATGTTGCTGTCACACTTGCAAATACTTATGTGATCAGCGGCAAACCTGCACTCAATGCCGATGCAATGTGTGGAGTTGTACGACGTTATACTGATACTGATGGAGTCAAAATCTGTGCATACATTCGAGTCATTGAGTTGACTGAAGATGGCTGCATCATTGGCACCAAGCGACGAGATGAACTTGACTTTGATATTGAACACACTTGGACCTTCACTGCTGAAGATGCTGACAAGCGTGGATTGTTGAAGCAACGTGCTTGGAAGACTATGAGAAAGTCAATGCTTCATAAGAGATGTTTGACAGCATTATTAAGAGCAGTATATCCCGAGATCATTGGTCAGTCTTATAGTCCTGATGAACTTGCTGAGAATATGATCACTGATGAGAAGTTGAGAGATGAGATCATGTTTGCATCAGCTGAAGGAACTCGACCACCGAAGGAAGCTTAAGGATTAATTATGAATGATGTAAAAAAGATTTCTACAATAAAAAAAAACAAAGAAGAAAGAGCTACAATAAATCAAAAATAGTTGAATATTGGCTAAATCAAGAAAGCACTCCATTCAATATAAGAAACATACAAATAGGATACCCAAGATGCTTTGCTTGTCATAGGCCAGGATTACCTGCTTCTGATTTATACAAATGTCATATTCAAGACCATAATTTAAAAAGGTTTGAAAAAGAAACACAGCCTACTCAAGGATGGTCACACAAGTGTAATTGCAAAAATAATTGGGATATTAAAGATACTTGTCTTGATAGATGTCATGTAATTCCTTTATCACTTGGAGGAGGAGATGTCTTATCTAATATTGTGATACTTTGTAAAGATTGTCACAATGCCAATCCAAATGGAGTCAATGAAAAAGAATACTTTGAATGGATGGATAGTGTTGAGTATTATGAGGAAACTGATTATAACAATGACTCTGAACATTTTAAAGATTTAGATCTTACTATACAAGACGCTTCAGACTTTTTAAATCATCGTGTATTCTTTGCTGAGACACTTTATGAATTAATGTTTGATAAAGATAAATCTATTATTGATGATAGGCACCTTTGGACAAGTAGTAACCGATGTCAAAAAAACCGAACTGTTTGGATACATGGGCTAAAACCTTGTTATGAATTACGAGCTATATTAATGAAAGAAGCATTTAAAGTACTTAGCAACTATACAAAAACATTAACCGTAAAAAATAAACCTAGATGGAATTATGATCTATATAAGTTAATTTATCTTACTTTAGATGAGTTACTTCCTTAAAAACTTAAAGTGCATTCACCACCGGAACAAGCAGGGTCAAGAACTGGATTCTCTCCATGACCTTCGACAAATAAATTGACCCCCTGCCAATCAATCGAAGCAAGATCATTCCAAGTCTTCTCTGAATCATGGCCATCAACCACAGTTTGATAAGGGGCCATATCATACAAGTGGTCTGCAACATATCCGAGAAGTGCAACTCCTCTCAATGCTTCTCGATGATCCCAAATGAATGAAGCAACATCATTCCATTCATTGTCTTTGACTGTGCAAGTATTACTCACATTATGAGTCAGACCTTCAACTCTTGTTTGAGTGCTTCCAGGTAGTACCCAATTCTCATATACTGTCTTAACTCTTTGAAGATGAGTCATTGCATTTGATGATTCTCGAGTGATGCTTCCTTTGGGAGCTTGACATGCAAATGAAATGATACCAGTGTTTTCATCGTGATCATGACACGCTTGAGGAACTTTGCTCATGAGCTCCTGCCATATTGGATTGACCTTTGATATTCTCATTCGTCGGATATACTTCTTCGCATGATGTGGATGGATACCTGATGAGATACCACCGGCCACGGTTGAAGTATTGCCACTTGGTTTCACACATGTTGTTCTTGATGCTGACTTGATATTGATAATCTTTGCGACTCGCTGATTCTCTTTGTTGACAATCTCTGCTCCTGCTTTCAAAACATCAGCACGAAACGAGATTTCATTCTCACACATACCAGTCATGCTGACACCGAGGAGAGCTTCTCTTTCAAGTATTCTCTGACTCGTATATCCAAGATATCCAGTTTGAGTATAAGCCGCTTGAAGTGTTCCGATAAATGCTGCCGCTTTGCACGCTTCAAAGAATTCATTGATTGTTTTATTCTTTGACATATTGATCTCTGTTAAGTTGCAACCTTGCCACCCGCTTCGATATTTATATCCTATTCTCTCGAATGACTTTCTATTCTCGAGCATATCAATCGAAACATGATCAACAATATCTCCATCAGGATCCTTGATAAGACAACCAAGAAGTCCAATCTCAGCGCACGGATTCGTTCCATGCTCTTTACTCTTGAAGAAAGCGACACCAGGTTCTCCCCATTGCTTTGATGCATCAACGATCTTATTAACAATTTGTCTTTGTTCATCTCCATCAAGAATGATTCCTGCTGATATATTTGCATATGCTCGTTCAAGATTATCTTTCCACCAGTCACCTTGTTTCGCTGTCATCATTTCCTCATCGTCCTCGTCAAAGATTGCGATTGATGCAGACCTTCTGACACCTCCACTCAAGACAGCTTCAGACAGATACATGACAATATCAAAACAATCAATTGAATGAAACTTGTGATCTCTATCAATCATTTGCTTCATTCGTTCTCGTATCTTCTCAAGTGCAATCTCCAACGGTTTATATCCCGGTGCTCGTCCTCCCGATGAAATCAAAGCTCCTTTCTTTCGAATCAATGAGTAATTAAATTCAATCTCATTGTCATGCTCAAGATCATAATATGAATCAAGACAATATGATTCAATCAATATTAAAGCAGCATTCGCCCAACCCTCAATCGAGTCAATGATGCTGTGTGTTTTTGTTGGTCTTGTTTCACAATGTTCTTTTGTGATCATTCTTGGCAGCTTGTTTATATGTTGACGACGAATCGAGAATCCAGTTCCACAACCCGACAGAAGAAGCCAAAAGCATTCAGCAAAGAATCGAGTTCGATCACAGGGAGAGAATGTGCAATTAAACATTCTCATATTATTTCTTTGGATCGCTTGACCTCCAAATTGAGTCGAGCGTTGACTTGCAAAGATTCGTTTTTCTTTGACTAGATTAAAAGCATGCTGAATCTCTTCTTCAAGATCATATCTTTTAAACTTTTTTAAATGCATCGCTTGAACTCGATTGACTGCATCAATCCAAGACTCTCGACCCCCTTTGATTGGCTTCGCATATTGAGCAGCAAAGCTCACATTTCCCAAGATCTTATTCTGCATGTTCATTCCTTTTCACATTTGATGTTCAATCAGATTATGAAAAGTATCAACTTGATGCAATCAATCTTTCAGTAAGTTCTTCACTGATGTATCAATTCTCGTGAGAGTCACTTGTATATTGTCGAGCTTTTTTTCAATGGTCTGAAACCTGTTTTCATTGATTCGAGATTGTTCTTCGAGAGTAATAACTTTTTGTTTTAGTTGACCAAAGTCTTCAGCTGATTTAAGTTTCTCTTTCAAGAAAGATAAGTATGCAAAACAAACACCAACAATTGAAAACAGTGAAGCAATCGCATTGACTGAACTAATATCCATGATAAACTCACGAGGTCTTATGATTTATAAATACATTCTATCACTTATATCAGATAAAATCATCATAGCAATATTCATGTTGATAGTTGCAATAAGTTACATTTCTTTTCAGATGGGAGTCGAAGCCGGCTTCATTCCCAAAGAGCAATTGTGTAAAGATGAAATTACTTGGCTTAATCAATGTCACAACGATTTGATTGATATGCAGAAAGATAACTTGGAGTCTTTAACAGAATGCAAAGCATCATGTCATATTGATGTATGTAAACCGATTTGCACTCGACAAGTAAGTGACGCAATTGAAAGTTACAAAAAACTTATGCATGAATTCAAATGTGGGAGTCAGCAATGATCCACTTCTTACTTACTCCCCTTATGCTTTTCTCTTCGATCCTTACTGAGATATCACTGAATGAGAATCACCGCATTAAAGGAATCGTTGTGACTGCTGATACTCAAATCGATATGGATCTCATGGCAGTAACACCCGGAGACTGGATACTGATGAAGGGACTTATCGAATCAAATGATGGAGAGTGCAAAGCAATCATTAATGATGGGATTGCTATTTGCAAACATCAACTTGATGTCTGTCATGATACATGCGGCAGCATTCCCGACTATCAAAAGACCTTGATCAAAACATTGCAATTGAATCTTGCAGACAGTCGACAAGAGATCAAGATTGTAAAGTATCAATCCAAAGCATGGAAGTATATTGCAATTGGACTTGGATCAGTGGCAATCGGTGCGACAACATACAGCATCATTAAATAAGAAAAACCCGAGGCACTCGCCTCAGGCTTAGCTAAGAACTGAGGCACTCGCCTCAGGTTCGAATATCATGAATCACTCCCCAGTAATATCATGACTTGAGAGATGTATCATGATTTGTCTTTGGCTTCAAGCTTTGCAACTTTGAGCTTTAGATCATTTAGATCACGCCAAATCTCAATACGTCCCTGTTTGCATGCTTCATAATTATTGCTAATCTTCTTATTAGCGTCCTGGATCTTCTCTTCTTGTATAGTGTTGAGCTGTGCAGATGTTGAAAGATCTTGATTAATCTTACTCAGAATACTGCTTGTATACCAAACTACAGCGACGAACGTTCCAAGTAATCCAAGTATTTGAAATAGTGTATCTGAGCTAATTGTCATTATCTTATCACTACTGTAATAAGTTCACCTGCTTGTCTTTGAGCAGCGTTAATAAAATTAGGACAGATAATCCCTTCATGATTTGCATCATTATCAACATAGACTGCTCCATTCTCCACATTTAACTCCCCCCCTTCATTCGGAATGACACGACTTGACTTTGCTTCAATCTGTCCTTGCATCTGCATCGGTACATAATAGTAAGTCTCATCTTCTGACAGTCTAGCATCCTCTTTCGCAACACCCATCGGAGTTGACAAAGCGTTAGCTCTTATCCATTTTTCAGATGCACTATCAAATGATAATACATCACCTTTTGTAGTATCTTGATTTGTTTTAACTGATATCCACATGTTAATCTCCTAACTTAATTTAATTATAGTAATGCCTTGAACATTCATAGTCTTTCCATTGCTGATGAAAACTGTACCATTAGCACTTGTTAAGACTGTTCGAACTTTATCATTGCCTGTTACTGTACATATACCAACTACTAAAGCACCAAAATTATTAGCATTATCAACATAAGTTTTAGCTCCAAAAGGACCCGAATCATTATGCCATTGCCAAACACAATTCGTTGCATTTCTGCAATGAGCAGACCAAATACACAAGTAAGTACCAGCTGTAATGTTATAGGATTCCGACCACTTGGAGTTATTCAATGGCGAGTTGGCTTGTGTTGCGTTGTTAAATAAAGAAGCTGCTCCGTAAGTTTCTCCGGTTGTCGAGTCATCTCTTACTATATTATAATCATTGATTAAGTATGTATAGCTTGCTGACCAAGTGTAAAAAAAATGCTGAAAGTATCCAAGATGTAAAAACAAAGTTGAAGCCGGCGCTGAATTAACAAAGTTAGGATCATCAAATTTTAATAAATCAGAGTTCTGAACATTCGTAATATTTGTATTACTCAAGTCATCAAGAGAAATAGTAACATCACTATTATTATTAGGCTCTTGACTAGCTACTTTAATTTTATTATGCGACATGATTTTATCCTATTTTTACAATTAATAAGAATGAGTACTCGCTGATAGTTGTTCCTTGATTTGCAACGGAATCTATATTAGAAGGATTCGCAACTTTTAACATTAAATCAGTTGATGAGCTTAATGACACAAACGACTGCAGAGAACTGCTAGCACCCTCAATATATGTGCTTGCATTATCTCCAATTAAAGCAGAATTGGATATTCTAGTTCCATTAGACTGTGATAGATTAAACAACAAATGACCACTTGCAGAGAATACTACTCTTACTTGTGATTGTATAAAGTAGTTTCCCGCAGGCAATGTGATCAGACTTATCCAATTGCTTGAGCTAGTAAGAGAAGCCCCTGCAATTGTATTAATCGGGCTTGTGTCATATAGTCTTATAAAAGATCCGGTGCTTAAATTACTGGCTCCTGAATTGCTGTAAGAGTCAGACTCACCTTGCCCAATTCGGATATAATTTGAGACTGAAGCAGGAGCGGCAGTCGCCCCCCAACTTCCGCCAGAATACTGTAAAATCTCATCATTAGAAACTCCACTCGTATCAACATCACTTAAATTATCAAGCGATAAAGTAATATCACCACTCGAGTCAGGCTCTTGGCCGCCAACTTTAATTTTATTATGACTCATACAATCTCCCATTCTGTCGAACCAACAACAAGAGTAATTGAGGAATATGTCACACTTAAAGTCTGTGATGTTGCTCCATCAATTGTGTCGCTCCCTGCTCGATTAATAGTCACATCATAAGCCGCATTTCCTCTCGCTTGTAATTTGAATCTGATTTGTTGACCATCTGTCAAAGAACTCAAAGCAGGAAGATTCACAACGAATGTAGCACTGTCAGCATTGATTGAATAATGATAATCAGCCGCCGGAGTTAAAGGACTATGTGAAGCCGTTGTTCTCGCTTGATATGTAAGACCACCGCCGCCGCTTGCTTGATCGACCCAATCAAGATTACCACTCCCATCACTCTTCAATACTTGATCAGCATTCCCATCAGTATTAGGAAAAGTCAAAGTATAAGAAGCAGCAGCTGAATGAGGAGGGCCTTTGAGTGATATACCATGTGAGTTTTGTTCACAGTTTAAAACAATTTGACCTGATCCACTTGTTGCATTTCCTTTGATGGTAACTTTGCCAGTGCCATCAGGAGCGAGTTCAATCGCACCATTTGAAACGCTGACAATGTCCTGACCATTGACATCGAGTGAACCGCCTAATTGTGGAGATGTATCTTCAACTATATTTGTTGTAAGTCCTGTTAGTTGTGAACCATTAACGGCAGGAAGTCCAACAGCATCGAGTAATACAAGATCACCGTTCGTCGTTCCGTGATTCTTAACTGCTGCAGTACCAAGTCCCAAGTTCGTTCTCGCTGTCACTGCATTATTAAGATCACTTAGATTGTTAGCAATAGCGAGTTTTGTGGCATCCGTTGATGTAATCCCTGTGAGCTGAGAACCATTGACAGCAGGAAGACCAACCGCATCAAGTAAAACAAGATTACCATTTGAAGTTCCGTGGTCTTTGACTGCCGCTGTACCAAGACCAAGATTCGTTCTTGCTGTCACTGCGTTATTCAGATCGCTTAGATTGTTAGCAATAGCGAGTTTACTAGAGTCAGTCGCTGTGATTCCTGTTAGTTGAGAACCATCTACAGCAGGAAGACCCACGGCATCAAGTAACACAAGATCACCGTTCGTCGTTCCATGGTCTTTGACTGCCGCTGTACCAAGACCCAAGTTCGTTCTTGCTGTCACTGCGTTATTCAGATCGCTTAGATTGTTAGCAATAGCGAGTTTACTAGAGTCAGTCGCTGTGATTCCTGTTAGTTGAGAACCATCGACCGCAGGAAGACCCACGGCATCAAGTAACACAAGATCACCGTTCGTCGTTCCATGGTCTTTGACTGCCGCTGTACCAAGACCCAAGTTCGTTCTTGCTGTCACTGCGTTATTCAGATCGCTTAGATTGTTAGCAATAGCGAGTTTACTAGAGTCAGTCGCTGTGATTCCTGTTAGTTGAGAACCATCTACAGCAGGAAGACCCACGGCATCAAGTAACACAAGATCACCATTCGTCGTTCCATGGTTCTTAACTGCCGCAGTACCAAGACCCAAGTTCGTTCTTGCTGTCACTGCGTTATTCAGATCACTTAGATTGTTAGCAATAGCGAGCTTCGTTGCGTCCGTTCCTGTGACTCCTGTTAGTTGAGAACCATCTACAGCAGGAAGACCCACGGCATCAAGTAACACAAGATCACCATTCGTCGTTCCATGATTCTTAACTGCCGCAGTACCGAGTCCAAGATTCGTTCTTGCTGTTGTTGCATTATTCAGATCACTTAGATTGTTAGTAATAGCGAGCTTTGTTGCGTCCGTTCCTGTGACTCCTGTTAATTGGGATCCATCAACGGCAGGGAGTCCAGTTGCATCGAGAATAACAAGATCACCATTCGTCGTTCCGTGGTCTTTGACTGCTGCAGTACCGAGTCCAAGATTCGTTCTTGCTGTCACTGCATTATTCAGATCACTTAGATTGTTAGCAATAGCGAGTTTACTAGAGTCAGTCGCTGTGATTCCTGTTAGTTGAGAACCATCGACCGCAGGAAGCCCCACGGCATCGAGAATAACAAGATCACCGTTGGTCGTTCCGTGGTCTTTGACTGCGGCTGTACCAAGTCCCAAGTTGGTTCTTGCTGTCACTGCATTATTAAGATCACTGAGATTCGATGTTATTGCCAAAGCTCCAACATTAGCAGCGTTTAAAACTACAACGCCTGTTTGAGCGTTGACGCTTGCTACTGCATCAGTGTTATCAATTGTATCAAACATTGCTGATGTGACAGGATCGGCAGCATCTTGATTAAATACAATGTGATCACCGACATTAAGCGTGACACCTGCCAAAGCTCCGGCAACTGACACAATATAGAAGTCACCTTTCTTGGCTGTGACTAATGAGGGACTTGATGTAGTTGCATTATATGAACCTTTGTAAACGAGTCCACCTGTCACCGCACCGCCGCCAGTTCCTTTAAATGATTCGAATTTAATACTCATAATTAACCTCGATTAAATCCACAGTACAACACGAAAGAATCTGATGCGTCAGCTTTCTTGTATGCAATGCTAGTGATGTTGGAAGATGCAAGGGCTTGACTATCAATCGAGTAAGATGAAAGCAAAGGTATTACTCCATCGCTATTAGTGACACCATCACCGGCACCTGCGGCAGCTCTTAATTTAATATAAGATACAGTCGTTGTATTTGATGACACGGCTCCCAAGTATGCAAACTTTAAAGATGCATCAAGCTGAGTTCCCAAAGTTGGATCATAGAAGTCAGCACTTGTCAAAGAGTGCCAATCTGTATTGATGACACCTGAAGCGTTATAAGCTCCGATGATTTGACCTGCTGAGATTGGATTTTGTACTGATAATTTATTGCTCATTCGTTTTCTCTTTCTTTTTTGCAACGACGTTTGATCCGGCATATACAAGATATAAAGTATCAATAAGCCCAAGGACTTCAGTTGATGCTTTGTTGAATGCCGACAACGTACAGACTGTGATTAATGTTACAAGAAACATGAAGGACTTTCGACCCCCAAATGCTTTGATTAATTTACTCATCATAGTCTCCATCGTTTAATCTGTAAATATGTGCAACATCAAAGATACTTCTTTGACGCTTGATGACTCCTTCTCTCCACTCTCCTGTTGGCCCTTCGCCTTTTGCATTACCTTCAATTGTTTCAAAGTTCCCTTCATCATCAGGAGAACTTAAAGCAATAGTGATATGATTTCCATAGTCGGGAGTCTTTGCACTCGATGTATAAACAACAACGATATCTCCCTTCATTACTTCAGCGACTTTACGAGAAGTACCTCCCCAATTTGAATACATTCGATAGCATGAAGGAAATATCTTTTGCTTAATATTGAACTGAACTTTTGTATAGCAAAAAGCAGCGAAAGCTCCACACCAAGCGAATTGTCCATTCTTTGTATAGTCAGCTTCCCAAGTCCAACCGATACCCTCTCTCGATTTAATATAAAGATTAATTCGTGATGAGTCACCTCCGAGCCCAGGTTCCGTGACGTTCAATTCCCATTCATCATGAGCTCTTTGAACGACCTCTCTCACATGATAAGTCGGTTTTGAAGTGTGATCAAAAGACTTGTCAACATACTTTAAAGGAGTAAGATCAAGTTGAAGATGACTGACATCTCGTTTCAATCTTCGAACTTCTTCTTCAAGACTATCGATCTGTTTACTCAATTCTGCTTTCGTCGTTTTCATGCATACTCCTGTGCTTGATCTGATGATCCAAGAACACCGGCAGCACTTGCAAGATAAGCGTCTTGTTTATGATCAGCCGATGCACTCGTGTATATTGTTGGTTCAAGTGTTCCCAATGTTGATACTCCATGAGCTCCAGTGAATGTCACAACGGCCCCAACGATTGATTGAATTGTCAATCCTGTAATTGATGCATCTTCATTTCCAAAAGGAAGGAAGTCGACCACATCATTAACGGCAAAGAATGAAGTGTCATCACTGCTAAAAGTATTCGTTGATACTGTGAGAGATGTTGTTGATGTAACAAAAGTCACTTTCATTGTTGAGTTCCAATTGACGACGCTGATTCCTGTTCTGACAATCTCGAGTTCACAACCCTCACTCATGAGTTCTTGATTGATGGACTTTATCATTCCAATCTTGTCAGTGACTCCATATGAATCACCAAGATCTTTGAGGTGAGGTGAGGAGCATTTCACATATGATCCAACTTCAAGAAAGATGGATTTACCTGTACCAATTGATCCGTTCCATAATCTCATTGGATCAGATAAAACATTGAACACTCTTGAAGCTATTGGAAGAAAGTAGTTGAATGCATCACCTGCACCCGATCCAACATCAATGGAATTAAGTCCATACAATTCAATTGATATCTTGCTTTTCTCTCCACCATATCGATTGATTGATTCCTGATTATTAAAGATCACATGTTCCAAGAACTTGTTCTGGTCATTATCCCAATCGAATTTGATCTCGCATTGTGTCACTATGTCTTCATAGATCGACCAAGTAGGAGATGGATCAGTAAGCCAGTCACCTTCATTTATAATTGCTGAAACGAATTGCTCCGCTTCAGTTCCGATTGATTCAAGTGTAATCTTTGGAACACTTGAAGAACTTCGCTTCATGATAAGAATGCAACCAATGGATTTTAGCAATGAATCAAAGAAGTCACGAGGATTAAAGTCATCAACTGAGAACCCACGGCTTAACCATTCTATTTGTCTACTGCCATTGTTCAAGAATGAATCAACATCGATATCATCTTCATGAATTGAAAGACCGAATCCAAGTGTGTCATAAGTTCCGTTGTTACCACCTCCACCGCTTTGAAGGATCTTCAACATCATCTCACCGGGTGACACAAAGTATTCAGTCACTCCACGTTTGACAATCGTTCTCTCTTGTCCGTTCCAATCACCGAAATGACCTTGGCTCTCATTCTCTCTGAATCGTCTTAAGTGAATTAAGAAGCCGGTTGATAATGCTTCTTCATGTGTCGCTTGGAAGTATAAAGTCTTTGACCTACCTTCAGCATAATCAAATGTTTCAACTTGAATTCCATAGTATACATTAGCAGTCAATGAAGTTGGAAGATTCAACGAACTCTCGCAAAGGATACCTGGTTCATTTGCTTGTTTATAAGCCGGTGATATATTCACGTCGATGAATGATGAAGTCGATCTTTGATTTGGGAATTCAATAGTTTTTAATAGAGTGCTATTCCCTGCATAGTTTGGTTTTGTTCCATCGTTCCAAAAGTCTAAAGGATAAAATACCCTTCGACCGTTCGACAATCTTGATCTCATTTCAAGATTCGAAGTTCTCCAATATGCATACCTATAATTTGGGCTTGATCGATACCAAGCTGATGAATACCAGAAATGGAGTCTTCCTTCATGTGGTGTCCATGCTCGATGATCTGCAAGAGTCACAGCACGAACTTGATCACCTCTAATCTTGAAGTTGCTGAATGCACCATTAATACCAGTATGAGTCGTAATATTATTCAGAGCTGTATTGATGACAGCAGGCCAACTCTCAAGAGAATCACTTGCAAGTTGAAAGCGTTTTATCTCTCCTCTATTTTCAATCTTAGCAACAACATCACCAATCACATTTACTGCATTAATTAAATCGGCTTGTGTTGTCGATCCTGTAACTGCATGAGTGACAGTCACTCTTTGAGTTGATCCTACCGTTGCCAAAGTTACAGGATAAATCTTCAATCCTGTTGTTGTGATGATCATTGGATATCTTGGATGACATAAAGTGGCTTGAGCATCTTGTCCGTTCGACAAGCTAGCATCATAAATGTCTTGCAAGGGAATACCTGGATACAAGATATCAATATCAGTCTTTGTATTATCAACTGAGTTTTGAGCAGCATTTGTCAACTGAAGGATATAATCATTCTTGAATGCTGATCCAAACTCGAAGACATCAGACTTGTTCTTGAAGAAGTAATGATGATCATGAAGGAGAAACGATGAAGCTCCTTTCTGATCACTTAATTCAGTATCAAGTAAAGCAGTCAAAGGAATGATTGAAAGACTTATCGTTGAACCTTCTTCGACGTATGGAGAAGACTCAATGAATCCATTGATTACACAAGTATAATTACCAACGTTGCCGATCGAGTCTTGACTTGCAACATATAACTTGCAACGTCTTCCACGAAAGATCGTGATCTTATCTTCAACAAAAGGAATCGATGAGGTTTGAGCATCAATCCTATGTGATTGAAATTGACTGTCACCAACACCACGATTTGAGATTGTCATATTGGCTGCTGTAAAAGCTGTCACTTTGAAAGTCTCAGCTCCTATGTGCATAAGTCGAGGAACTGACAAAGCAGAAAGATCAGAATCAAGATTGATCGTTTGAGGTAATGAATTAAAAGTGATGTCAGTTTCAAGATTGGCTCTTGTGACATTATCCGACCTCTTTCCAATTCTACCAAAAACAACCCCCGGATCACTTTCAAGATTGTTTTTCAATATCGACAAATCAATTGATACTGATCCATAATCAGCAACACCACCATTCGGATCAATAGAACTATTGAATGCACCAAGACCGACGATCGCTTGACTGTCATTGTAGGCAATGCCTGCAACAATGTTTGAGTTGAGATTGCTACTTGAAGGAGGACTGATTGAATGATATCGATATTTCAATCCTGCGATCTCAAGTGCGAAGACTCGACGACCTTCATCTTTTGTTATGCTCATGATAAATCCGCTCGATAAAGATCAAATGTTGTAAATGATTTCAACTTGCAATCAGAGCATGAAATATTAAAAACCATCCTCTCCCCTCTGGCTTGATATGATCCAACTGTATTGGGAATATATAAAGGACGAGGAGCTTCAGGACTGACATTTGTTGGAACGGCTGAAGGTATGATATAACCCGAATCAATCATGAAGTTTTGAGAGTATTGAGTTGATGTTTCTGAAGTAAGCATCATGCTATCTGCTGAGTTAAATCGAATACCATAGTCGACAACGGCGACTTGTGAATATCCCGAACCCGAGTCAATGAGCAGCCCTATTTCAACATCGATGACAGGAGAGAATTCTGAACTACCTGCATCTTGTCCAGTGGTGCCGCTTTCATATTGTGCAATGATCCCAATCCAGTCAGATACAAGTCGAGTCGCTGAGATCAACTTGTGACTTTCAGTGTGTCCTTTATTGATTCGTCCATCAGATTCAGCGATCCTTGTATTCATATAATTTCGACCGTTGACGATATGAGCGTATGAATAAGCAGATCTCATAATTGGATAGTTAGTTCGATTCAAGAACTTGACATAATTCAATTGATTCAATGCATTTGACATTGATGATACTGCTGAACCAAATAGTACTTGACCATTATTACATGATGACTTTTGAGGAAGTAAACTGAGAGCCGTTGAGATTAACATATCACACTCCGATCAGCGTCAATGCAATGATTGTGTTTGCTGTACCTGTTCCACTCGAAGCAGGTGGATATCTTTGAGAACGAGCGTTTGAAAGTGATACAAGATTATCTTGATTCTCATTCGTTGCGTCGAAGGTTGCTTTATAATATGGAAGTCTTGTATCTCCAACGGTTGAAAGCTCTCCATTGTCAATCTCTAAGTCGAATACATGCCATCCAACGGTTGTATCACTCGCTTGATTGATGCTGAGTGATTGACCAAAGAATGTAAAGTCAACATCTCCAATTGCTTTGACATGAAGCTCTAATTTATCAAAGCTCAAGTTTTCGAATCCACTTGGTAATAGTGGATAAGCAAAAAGAGAATTGATGTCACCGACTCCGATATATATCTGACTTGTGGCAGCGTCTTCAGCGTTTGGATAAAGCGATGAACTTGTATTATATACTCCCGACCAACTCAATAACGATCTAAAACGTTTTCTTAACTCACCAATATCATCAATCATGTTGTGAGCAAAGCGAGATGTAAATGCATTATTGACAGTCGTTCGAGTTGTTCCGAATGGAGTCACGAAAGTTGATGCATCATATTGATTCTTTTGTCCAACTGGAATCGGTGAAATGATTCTTTTGAAATATCCCATCACTGAGAAGATCTCGACTTCTGCACCTGATCCAGTTTCAATCTCCATGGTGACAGTTGCATAGTAATGATTGCCAACTGGAAAAGTAATGACAGCATTATTATTTGCAAATGCATTTGTTGTCGAACTCAGACTCAAGATTGACGTGACAGTTGTTCCATTGACATCAATTGTAAATCGAATATTACAACCCGACCCCGATCCATGAGTTCGATAATTGACAATGTATTCAATCTCATCATGATCCAATGAAACAAGAGGAACTCTCCATTCTGCCATTTCAGTATATGAAGAAGCACTTGTAATAAAACAACGATCAGCAAAAGCTTGAGAGATTACATTCTCACAATTGCCAGTGGCAAAAGCAAAGTTGATCCCGTTCGCCATCCTTTCAGGAGTCGACAATGTGACTTGTCTTCCTGCCACAGTTGAAGCAGGATCAGAAAGGATTGTTGTTGCATTATACGAGTTACTCATTTAAATGCTCGATTCTCATGTTCACTGGTACACGTCTTCTCATGTTATTTGGGAACATCAAATTGAATTCCGTTGTGATCATGCAACCTCGAATCCTTCCCTCGAATCCATTCCTCGAACTTGTATAAATCAAATCATGTGCCGGCTGATCAGCATTAACATCAGATGATATCAAAGAGCGTCTCGAGTCTCCCCATACTTGATAGAAGTTTACTCGTTCGCCTTTGGAAGCATGATTGATAAACTTGTGAATGAAGTGTTGATAAAGGTTTATCAGATCAAGATTAGCGTCAAGATCAAAACCAAGAACAGTCGTGTTATATGTTCCAACATAATTACTTGTATACCCTCCTCCAATCTTACGACGAGATTGAGATGCATTCTCTGTGCTAATGTGGTTTTGTTGATATGGTCGAGATGGAACAAGGACGGCTTCACATGGATAAGTTGCAGTTAATACTGTATACCCATTCACCGAGGTTGATGACTCGTCACCAGTGAATCCAAGGAAGTTTCTGAATGATGTATCATTCCAAGTCAACGCAGTGATCCCAATACTTGAGTTCACAACATGACCATCATTATTAATATACCATCGAGTATCCCCACTCGTTGCAGTTACATCAGCCCCTTCAAGCGTTCCACTATTAAGATCATCAATGTCACCATTGCCACGTTCACGACATGCAACAATGAGATCTTGTGATCCTCCTGAGAAGTTAAAAAGAAAAGCACCGCTCCCCGATCCGACTTCTTCAATCTCATATGAGAATGATATGATTTCACCTCTCAACCATTCCGAAGGAGCAGTTGCTTTAAAAGATAAAAGAGGAGATCCAATTGTTGCCGATCCATCATACAAGACCCAATTTGTCCCGATGCCTAAAACGTCGGTATCATTAACAAAAGCTGAAGCAGGATCAAAACGTATTCTAAATGCATGAGTTGAACTTATCTCGATCTTATCATTTGCATTTATTCCAATGTGCCAATTAGTACCAAAGTTCGAGAGTGCGAGTAAGGAGTCAGGTAGATTCTTACCGTTCGCCATACCTCGACCATTTAAAAAGCTGATCATGTCTTCATAGTCTGACAACCATAATCCATCAATAGCAGTTGCTCCACGAACAAGGGGCTTGCTATTGATTTGAGAAAAGTCAGTGCTTGCCAATAAAGCAAAATTAGGAGATGGAGATGGATTCATATTCTTGGTGCTCCTCTTCGTTTCGATCTCATAGTCTTTACAACACGATCAGTCAACGCTTGTTCAGCTGCTCTTTTTGTATCATACACAACGGCACCGGAAAAGTTCACATTAAAAACCATGCTCGAACTTGTCGCTTCTTCTCGTTGCATCATTGATGATGTTTGAGGTGAGCCACTTGGTGACATTCCACCACCACCACCTCCACCAACACCACCACCACCTCCACCACCGAGAGCACTTGAAGCAGCACCGGCAGCAAGTGCCGCAGTACCAAAAGCACCGGCGGCCGCAAAGTGATTTGCCGCTCCGGCAGGATTGATAAATAAAGCCGCGATTCCTTTTGCCGTCTCCATGAGTGACTCGACACCGGCTTGCTTTGCTAGACCTTGCAAAACTAAAGCAATTCCATTCTTGAAGGATTCTCCCATTAGCATTGAAGCGACAGCGGCTTCAGCAAATCCTTTACCCATATTTGCAAACATATCTTTGAACTTTTGTTGCATCTCATCAGTCTCACGATTTAAAGTCTTCAAGAAGTCAATCGAGAATCGTCTTTGTAATTCTTGTTTTTGTTCTTCATTATCTTTTGCTAGCTTCAGTCTTTCATCATACTGAACTTGCAACATTAACAATTCTCTTTGCGTCTGGTCTTCGATTTGCTGAATATTAAAGTTTAATGTTTCAAGTGCAAACGACTTTCTTTGTTCTTCGATCTGTCTTTCTTCTTGAAGTCGTTTTTGTTCAGCTTGTCGATTTATTGCTGTGACTTCATTCTGAAATGAAAGCCTTGCGATAAGTTGTTGGTTTAGGTTGTTCTTAGCAAGTTTTTTTGTTGTGTCATATCTGTGTCTTGCTAACTTGATTTGTTTTAATGTTGAGTCTTCTTCAGATTCTATTCTAAGTTGAGAGATTCTCGCACTTTCTGCAAATCGTTGAAGCTCTAAACGCTTCATTCTTTGGGATGCTGCTTCAGCTTCTCGCCTTGCTTTTTCTGCATTCTGTCTTCTATCTGCAATTCTTGATCTTCGCTTCTTTTCAATCTCAGCATGTACTTTGTCAGTCTCGATTATTGCTTTTTGTTCAGCGAGTTCAACTTCATTGAATGTTGCAATCCTTTTCTCAATCTCAGCATTTTGTTTTGCAAGTGCTTTCTTATCTTCTTCATTATTTTTTGCTTTAATTAATTGTAGTTCTATAGCCTTCTCAATTTCAATTGTTACTAGCTTTAAACTTTCTTCGGACTGAACGATTTCTTGATCTCTTATAGTAAGAGTTTTCAGTCTTTGAAGGTTTTCTTTTACTTTAGTACTTAAGAATTCAGCTGAACTTTCTTCAAGTGTCTTATAGTGCTTTGCATCTCTTTCAAGACCTTCTTCAACAATCTTTTGTTGATCTGCAAACTGTTCATAAGATTCATTGACTGCTTTATTAGCCTTTGCAAGTCTTTCTTGTGCTTCTCTTGAAGCGTTTGCACTATCAATAATCTGTCTTGCATTCTCTTGAGTGATCTTAATTCCTTTACCTTGTGATCGGTTTACTTCCTCTTGTGCATCCCTTAATTCAGCAAATTTCTTATTAAGTTTTTCGGTTGCAAATTGTAACTTTTCTTTTGCAAATTGCGATTGAAGCGTATTAAGAGCAAAGGTTTTCATTTCCTTTGAAGCAGGAATCACACCCTTTTCAGCGAGTGCTTCAAGCTTACTTTGCAGATCACCTGCGGCCGCCGCCATTGCACTTTGATTCTCTTCGGCTTCTTGAGCTGCTCCCGAGATCATTTTAAATGTTTCAAATAATGCAAATCCTGCCGTGACAAGCATTCCAATTGGGCCCAATAAAGACATGAATCCTTTGACTCCTGTTTGACCAACATTGGAGATTCCTGTTTTTAACTCTCCAAACGAATCAACAAGTCCAAAGACTGACTCTCCTACACCGGCTAAACCTTCACCGAGTTTCTCATTTGTCGCTCCCATGGTTTCAGTAAGTGCTTTACCTGCATTACCGATTTCACTGAATCCCTCTCTGATGTCTTTCGTCCCTGTTAGCTCAACATCAATCTCTATTGTTCCACCATTAGCCATGGGATTTACTCCTTCATGTGTTGCTCGTGTTGACGTGCAATCATTTGATTTTGATTATATTCTATTATCTCAAGACTTTCAATGATTGCACATGTGGGACGAGGATAGATGTCTTTCATTTCAATCAATCCTGTTTTGATTCGATTATAATTCGTGATGATTGAAGCCACTCGATTCATGTCTGCAATAGGGCAAGATCTGATTTTAAGATCAGAGTACGCTTCACCTGAATTGGGCGCAATCCTGTATCCTGGCATATACAATCCATGCTCATCTTTTTGAGTCTGTCTTAATCCTGCTTTGAAAGGCCCACCGCAATTTCCTCGTCGTCGTCTCAAGTCTTTGTTCGATTGACATTGTGAGCAATCCCACCCCCACCCCTTGCTGAAAGGGATCCATATGGAGGAAGCGAGAGCTATTTTCCCGAGTCACCAACTAACGATGATCTTTGAATATGCAATACTAATTCTGTGATTGTTGCAATCCTCATCGAGTCCGGCCTGATCCTTTGAATCATATCGACATTACTTGGTTCTCCATTGATTGACACGAGGGACTCTCGAATCATTTCAATATATACTCGAGAGATATATGATTCATAGTCTGCGTATGCTTCACGCTCATCGATTGGGAGCGCATGATGCCAACGAGCTTTATCATTCTTGTCAGTTGGTGCTTCAATCCAAAGCAGTCGACCCAGTTCAGATCTTGAATATGCACCTGCTCGAATCTCTGCTTGCTCTCGTTCACTTGGGCCAAGTGGTTTGATTGTGAATATCGTGGCATCCTCTTTGACTTCTTCAAGAACACTCATGTCGCCAGTGTTCATATATTTATTATATTGCTCACTGTCGCAAGTCACTGAGTCATCAGCACTGATCACAATGTCAAAAGTAGATTCTGTCGAAGTCAAAAAGTTAATAGCCATATTACAATCCTAAAGCGATTCTGAACGGTGAGCATCCTGCATTTGATTCATAAGCCGCTCCACTATTGACATCTCCTGCATATCGAGATTGATTATAAGTCAGAGTCTGACGAACAATATCATTTCCACTGACATCATATTTTGACGGATCGTTTGCAAGTTGAGCAGCAGGAATCATGATTGCACAACCTTCGCCATCAGCTGAGGGGCCTGTTCCTATTAACACTTGACGAACGGTTCTGTTGAAATAATCATTCGCAATTGTTGTATTTACAGTCGACAATGTCAAAGTCAACTCGACATTCAAATCAGTGATCTCCATATCAGACATTGCAAGGATTGATTCTGAATGACCAAGTGGAGTCAATGTATTAGTGACAGTCAATGAGAAGTCTTCACAGTCGACAGCGATTCTTGAAAGCTCATCGGCTGAAGTTGCATTTGTTAATGATGAAGGTGATCCACCACTAATGACAACATATGAGTTTCTGAAGAAAGGAGGAGCGCCTGCGTTGTACGTTGGCTCGATTGGGCCGACTGCACTTGTATGATCATCTTGAATTAATGCTGATTGATATGTGAAGTCAGCCATCAGGCGACCATTATCAAGACTAATGGCCAGACTTTCAAGAACACATCCATAAGCATATGATCTGAAGTTCACTCCATCAACACGGAAAGTCAATGAATTCGTTCGTGTTCCTGTTTGCGTTCTTGATCCGGGATACCATGTTTGAGTCCCTCTGAGACTTGGAGTGCTTGCTGTGAATCCTGCTGAGAATGCAGGTGACACACTTATATCAGTACCATCAACTTCAGTGATTGCACTATACTCGACGGCTCCATTTACGATTGATGAGATCAATGTTCCGATGTCAGTTGCTGCATATCCCGAAGCTGCGAAATTATTAACATCAGTAACGCCCGAAGCGGCAACACTTGCAACACCATTAACTTGAGTTAGGAATCCTGCACCAAGAAGCATACCGAGATAATTAGTATTATAATTACTTGGGCTTGATCCGATGGTCGTCAAGTCAACTCTTAAGTTCACTTGTCCAGTTCTTCGACGAACTCTATTGCCACCACTCCAAACAGTATCGGGTTCAGGTGGCACAAGATAAGAGCCATCTTTTGCATCATTTCTCTCACTTGCTACGATATCACCATAAATCAAAATAGGATCACGTTCACAAGGAATTGATACATAAGTATATCCCGAATTATCAGGAAGATTTGTAGTTGTAGACAATGAACCAAATGCCGATTCAATTGCAACGCTTAAACTTCTATGTGTAACACTCATTTTTTATGCCTCCAAATAAAGCAAATCGAAAGGAACAACAAGGAGATGACCAAGCGTTTCACCTGTATCATCAGTAATCAATTCAGCTCTTGCTTGTAATGGTATCACTGACACGATCCCCGTTGTATTAAAATCATATTGAGGGCCTTTGATTGTATCAATCAACTTCCCCGAGTCTTCTGTCATCATGCGAATCTTAAAGCCTTCCTCTTTCGGAACTGCATATCTCACATGAATTTCAATTGTAACTCGTTTTCTCCCACTCAGCCCCGCGCTTCCATCGTCCATGGCAAGACTGACAACCTCAAGAGCAAACTGCCTTTGACTTTGAAATCTTGTATTCAATGGAGATACAAGACCAGTCCCATCATTGACACAAACAAATCCTTGGTGAATGTCTGTCTTCGGTTCAATAGCTTCGATCATGTCTTTGATCTTCATTAAACCTTTAAAGATTCCTCGACTCATACTTTCCTACCTAACTTTTTTGATATATCAAAAGCAACGGCATTGACAAGAATATTGATTTCATCATCAGTCAATCCGATGAATGGTCGAACCTTATGAACTTCATATCCATAATGTTGAACATGCTTTGTCAATCCGATTCTGAAACGAGTATCAGTTGCTTCAAGAACGACGAGGTTGTTCATCAATTGACCACTTAGAACGAGATCAACTTCAGCTGTCTTCCCTTGTCCTCCTTGTCGCTTTCTTGAATCATGTTTATATTGTTGATAACCACCGGCGTAATAAATCGACGCACCTGTTCGAGATACTCTTGTTCCTCCCTTGGGCTTAAGTCGAGCACCTTTAAAGGATACATACATCGGTTCTCTTGAATACTTCTTGAACTTCCCACCATTAGAAGATAGGCCTTTCATGGTGCGACGCTTGACAGTTGCAACGGTATTCAATGCAACGGTCTTTGTATCCTTTGCCGACCAGACACTTCGAGGAAGATTCAACTTGAGCTTGACTGACATTAATGCCTCATCGATCTCGATGGTGTGAAGTCTTTGTCATGTTGAGTCTTATTGTAAGAACTCCAACTTGCACGAAAGTCAGTTGACTTCCCTCCTTGTTTCTCAAGATCAATCTCACCACTGTCAATCACTCCATCTCCATCAAGATCAAGATCAACTGATCGAAGTGCTAAATCCATTAACTCAAGACAACGAGCTCTCATTGCATCAGCAACATCAAGCTGAAGATTCATTTCATAGATTCGAGCTGCTGTGCAATATGCATGACATAGTTCAAACGCTTCAGCATTGAAGATCTCATCTTCAGTCACATTCGAGGAGGACAATCGATCTCTCAGCATCAATGATAGTTCGTCAAGTGATGCTTTGATTTGAGGAGCAAAGTCAGATTGTCTCCTTGGTATCATGTCAGCAAGTGGAGCAAAGCGATTCACAAAAGAATCATGATCGAGACTTGTGTCGAAAGGTCGAGGAGTAACTTTAATCACTCCCTTATCCAACTTAGACACATTGTTTTGTCCACGGTCTGACGAGTATGAGACTAAGTATTGAAAAGTTCCACTCGTCGCCGTGACATTCGCTGAAGATGCTGTGACATACCACATTGCAAACTCAATCGTTGCACTGGTTGTTAAGTCAATCTCACGCGGTAAAGGTTCGGCAAGGATCGCAGTCGTTCCAACGATGCGAACAATCTTAATCGAATACCATGTATCACCATTCGTTTTGAGGAATGCAAAGACTTGATCCCTCT